GCGGGTCGTGGGCGGCGTGGAGATGTGGCAGAAGGACGCCTGGTACTTCTACGACGCCATCGGCGAACTCCGCTCCCCCGTCACCCGCATGGCGCTCGCCCTGAGCCAGGCCCAGCCCTACGCCGCCGTCGTCGACCCCGACACCGGGGAGGAGAACGGGGCGCAGCGCTCGGAGAACCCGAACGCTCAGGCGGCCATGCGCCAGCTCCTCGGGGGCGCCAAGGCGCGCGCGCAGCTCCTGTTCCTCTACGTCGTCGCGTGGATGATCAGCGGCGAGTGTTTCATCGTGGTGCGCTCCCGGCCCGGCAAGCCGGACCAGTGGCTGGCGCTCACCGCCTCCAAGCTGATCAATCAGGGCGGGTCCTGGTCCTACGTCGACCCCTACACCCTGGAGCGGATCCAGCTCAACGAGGGGTCCGACCTCCTGCTTCGGGTGTTCTCCCCGCACCCCGACGACCAGGGAAAGGCCGACTCCGCCGTCCGCAGCGCCCTGCCGATCCTGGCCGAGATCGAAAAGACGTCCCAGAACATCGCCGCGCGCCTGGACTCCCGGGTGGCGTCCAACGGGCTCCTGTTCCTGCCCGAGGAGGCGGACTACCCGACCGGGTACGAGGGAGCCGAGGGCGCCGGGGCGTGGACGGCTTACCTCACCGACATCATGTCGACCTCCCTCACCAACCCGGGGCAGGCCTCCGCCCAGGTGCCCATCGTCGGCGTGCTGCCGGCCGAGGTGATCCAGTCCATCCTGCACGTCGACCTCTCGACCGTGTTCGACGCGTCCGTCCAGGGGCTGCGGGAGTCGGACCTGTCCCGCCTGGCCGCCGCGCTCGACATGCCCAAGGTCACCGCCGAGGGCACCGAGGCAGACGCCAACCACTGGACCGCATGGCAGATCGAAGAGACCACTTTCAAGGTCTACGGGAAGCCGCTCCTGGAGCGCCTCGGGGACTCGCTCACCGAGTACTGGCTGCGTCCGGCCCTGATCCGCATGGGCGTGCCCGAGGAGGAGGCCGAGCGGACCATCATCGCGTGGGACGTCACCGGCATCGTCCAGGAGCCCGACCAGACCGAGAACGTGAAGTGGCTCTGGGAGAACCTGCTTGTCTCGGACGCGGTCGCGCTCGCCACGTTCGGCATGGGGGAGGACGACCAGCCCAGCTCCGAGGAGTACGCGCGCCGCGTCCTGATTCAGCTCCTCAAGGCGTCCCCGACGCTGATCGAGAACCCGGCCATCGCAGAGGCGGCCGACCTCGGGTTCGAGATCCCCGAGCCGGAGCCGACCGTGGTCCAGGCGCCGCCCGCACCTGCGGAGCTGGAGCCGGCCGAGGAGTCGGGGGCCGGGGCGCGCACCGTGCCGCAGACCCAGGACGACGACGTGCCCGACAGCCTGGTGGCGGCGGCCGGTGTCGTGGCGCTCCGAGCCCTGGAGCGTGCGGGCAGTCGGCTGCTGACCCGGGAGAACCGGGGCCGGTTCGGGTCCGTACCGAAGTGGGAGATGCACCTCCACATCAAGCCCCTGAACCCGGAAGCGGTCGCCACGGACGCGCTCCAGGAGGACTTCCTGGCCGCCTCCGCCGTGGACTTCCACTACGCATACGACATCCGGAACTACCTGGTGGAGACCTTCCGCGAAGGCCTGCCCCACGACCCGGCGCGCCTCCGGAAGTACCTCCGGTGACCGTCCCGCCCGACGACGGGCTTCCGCAGCGGCTGCGCGCCCAAGCCATCGTGTCGGAGGGTGAGCAGCGCATCGGTCGGCGCTGGTTCCGATCCCTGACCACGTGGCTGGACCGGGTGCGCCCTGCCGTGACCCGGGGCGGGGGCGTGGACCCGGCACGGGTCAGCGACTTCACGGGGCCGTGGACGGATGCGGTGAACACCGAGATCCTCCCCGAGATCGGGAACGTGCTCGGGGACGCCTGGCGCCGCGTCACGGCCGCCGGTACGCCCCGGACCGACCCTTGGGTCGCGGACTACCTGAACGAGCGGGGCAACCGCCTGGTGCGCCTCCCAGACGAGGTGTACGCCCTGATCGTGGCCGAAGTGGAGCGGGGCATCACCGAAGGCCTGGAGCTCCCGAAGGTCACCGAGGCGGTTCAGGCGGTGCTCACGTCCACCGCGTCGGAGTTCTGGCCGAACCGGGCGCGCACCGTGGCCCGGACCGAGACGATGGGTGCGGTGAACGCTGGCGTGTTCCGGGCGGCCGAGCTGGACGCCGAGCAGCGTGGCGACCCGGCCCCCTTCAAACAGTGGATCGCGACCGAGGACACGCGCACCCGGCCGACGCACGCGGAGGCGGACAAGCAGCGCACCCTACTCAGGGAGCCGTTCCGGGTCGGGTCCTCGGAGCTGCTCTTCCCGGGCGATCCCCGGGGGGCGGCTGCCGAGGTCATCAACTGCCGGTGCACGCTGCTCCCGATCGTGCTCGGAGAGACAATCGACTGGACGGACCGGCAACGGCCGCAGGATGGAGGTGCCTGATGGCGCGTAGGTGGACAGCGGTACTGGCCCGGCTCGGGACCCCGACCGGAGACCGTAGGATCCTGGCCCCGGGAGGCATCACGTCCCGGGACCTGCCTCTGCCTCTGATGTGGCAGTCGCGCACCGAGGACGGTCACGGCGGAAGCAGCGTGATCGGGCGCATCGAGACGATCCGCTTCGGGGACGACATGGTCACCGCCACCGGGTCGCTGCTCGACTCGGCCGAGTGGTCGGACGCGATGGAGCAGATCGAAGCGGGCGTAGTGGGCCCGTCGGTGGACCTGGACGACATCGAGTATCAGCTCGACGACCAGGAGAACATCGTCATCACCCGGGCCCGGATCGCCGGCGCGACGCTGGTTCCCATCCCGGCGTTCGAGGGGGTGTCGCTCACGCTGGAGCCGCGCCCGGCGCAGGAGATGCCCGAGATCGGGTCGCCAGAGTCATACAAGGCGGGGATCTACGTCCCGGCCGGGTACGGTGCTGAGCTGGCGAAGTTCGCGGCCGACGCCACAGCCGCGCGCACGGCCTCCGATCCGATCCGCCCTCCGGCCGAGTGGTTCGCCGCGCCGGATGTGGACCGGCTCACGCCGCTCACGGTCTCCGACTCGGGTCGCGTCTTCGGGCACATCGCCGGTTGGGACACCTGCCACGTGGGCCTGCCGGGGTGCGTGACGCCGCCGTCGAGCGCCTCGGGGTACGCGTCGTTCCACACCGGGGAGCAGCGGACGGCCGAGGGCGGCTCGATCGCCGTCGGCACGCTGGTCACGGGACCGCGTCATGCCGCGCCGGAGCTCACGTTCCGGGCGGCGGCCCAGCACTACGACGACGTGGGCGCTGCGGTGGCCAAGGTGGTGGCCGGAGAGGACAAGCACGGGATCTGGGTGGCCGGTTGGCTGCTCCCCGGTGCGGACCCGGCCAAGGTGGAGACGTTCATGTCCTCGGCCGTGTCGGGGGACTGGCGCCGGGTCGGCGGGAACCTGGAGCTGATCGCGGTCTGCTCGGTGAACGCCCCGGGGTTCCCGGTGCCGCGCTCGAAGGTGGCGATGGCGCTGGGTGTGCAGAACTCCCTGATCGCGTCGACCGGGTCTCTCCCGGTGCGCGGTGAGGTTCCGGTCCGGGAATCGGTCCCGGTGCCGGCGGTGGACGACGGCCTCTCCCTGTGGGAGTGGGCCCGGCTGGTGACGGAGGACTGACATGGCGTGCGGAAGCTGCTCGGGACAGAGCGCGCAGGACTACGTGGTTACGTACCGCGACGGAAAGACCCGTACGTTCACGGCCGCCGAGGGGGGTGTGGCGGCGGCCCGGATCGAAGCGGCGAAGAACCCCGGGGCGACGCTGAAGGTCGCTCCGAAGCAGTAGCGATATATCGGCCGGGTCCCTGAGGCGGGGGCCCGGCTTTCTGCTGTCTTGGACGTGTCTTGTGCCTGACCTGCGAAAACGTTGGTTACCCCGAAGTAGTAAGACGGATAAGACAGGTAGCTTGGTTACCCCCAGATACATAACTCCACACGAGGGTAAACTTTGGACCTGTCTTATCCGTCTTGCTGCCGTCTTGTTGGCATAAGTCACCGCTGAATCGGGCCCGATTCGGGGCTCCCCGAAGCGCCTCCCCCTCACCCTGCGTAATGACGTACGCTGTACTCAGCTTCGATGCTGGCTGCGGGCCGGTCGGGCGACGTGAGAACCATCCGTCCCTGCCGCGCCTAAGGAGTGCAGCCATGGCAGACGAGACCATCGAGACGCCTGTGCCGTTCGACGCATCGGCCCTGAACGACACCGACCTGTACGCCGAGTACGCCACCGCCCGCGAGCGCGGTTCGGAGCTGGCCCAGCTCTCGGTACGCACCCCGGAGCAGTCCGCCGAGCTGGCCGACATCGCCGGCCGCGCCACCGCTCTGCACGGTGAGATCTCGGCGCGCCACAACGCCGCGTCCGCCGAACAGGCGAACGTCGACGTGTTCGGAGCCCTCCCCGAGCTCACCGCCCCCGTCATCGCGCCCCTGGAGACCGCCCCTGAGG